TGGAAATTTATTTCCAAAAGGTGTGAAATTTACCTATGTGTTATTATTCCCTAATCAGTGAATAATATAACAATACAAATTGAACCACTTTTGGTAATTTGTTTCTAGGATGTCCGTTCTAATCGGCGTAATCCCATCAACCCGCTTGACAACTTCTTAACTTCCATGATACTCTATAGGTAGCCAAAAAGTCAAGTATGGAGGCCCCTATGCCACTGTTCCACACCCAGAAACCCGACGACCGAATCATGTGCACTCTTTGCAATGTGCGGGTCATAAACAACAGGGGCCACGAAGGGCACCCTCTAGTCCATCTCTCATCTACAAGAAGGGCGGAACCAGTCGATGGCGGACAAACCCGAGGTCAGACCGGACACGCAGGCGCTCACGAAAAGACGGGAAGCCGACCTGAGACTAAAGCACAAGGGGGAGATGTGGGACTTACTCCCCACGGCGCTAGAGAAATTACGGGACTTCCTTTCTTCGAATGACCCCAAGCGTCGTATGGAGGCCCTGGTCATGGTCATTGAACAAACCATGGGTAAGCCCAAGCAGTCACTCGAACTCGACGCCGAGACCCTAATCGACGCGGCCTCTCTGTTCCATGCCCTCGCCAAGGCGAAAAACGAACTTTTAGCCGTTGAGGGCGAATGGACGGAAATAGGCGCCGTGGACAACGAGGGTACCTACGTCATTGACAGCAGCCCTAAAATGCAACTTGAAAGCGGAGTCAAATTTGACGACGAAGAAGAAGACGACGAGGCGAACCCCGAAGTCGACGCAGACTAAGAGCCCCGACACTACCGGCGTTCCCGCCCTTGACGACCAGGTCAAGGACAGCGTTTCGGGTGTCAACAAGCAGGACTTCTACATTCGTGAAATGGCTCGATGCTCAGTTGACTTCTGGTACTGGGCCACCAACTACGGGTTCGTCCTAGACACGGAGGAGGGGAAGGGAATAATCGCCTTCGAGTCTTGGTCGCACCTACGGCAACTCTACGAACTCTCTAAGAAGCACAAGATGCTCATAATCCTCAAGTCACGCCAAATCGGCGTAACCTGGCTGTGGGCCTTCATCGCTCTCTGGGAGGTTCTATTTCACACTGGCCGCACGGTAGCTCTGTTCAGCAAGAAGGGTTCCGACTCTGCACTCATGAAGTCCAACATTAAGTTCATCTGGACGCAGCTTCCTGTGTGGATGCAGCTTCCCTACGGTAAGGACAACGACGAAATCCTGGAGTTCCCTGCCAACCACAGCAAAATTCAGTGCTTCCCAGCTACTGAGGACGCTGGTCGCGGACTCTCAGGCGCCACGCTCATCATCATTGACGAGTGGGCTTTCCACGAGTATGCCCGCAAGAACTGGGGTGCCATCTACCCCATCGCAGAACGTGGCCGGCTTATTGGCATCACCACCGCAGATGGACGTAATAACCTCTTCTATGAACTATGGGTCAAGGCCAAGCGCCGCGAGAACAAGCTGTTCCCTGTCTTCATCTCCTGGAAAGCCCGTCCTGGGCGTACTGCCAAGTGGTGGGAGGAGGCCAAGGCTAACCTTGGAATGCTCCTGGGTCTACAAGAGTACCCCCTTTACGAATCGGACGCATTCCTCATCTCTGGTGACTGCTTCTTTGACGTCGCTAAACTGCACGACATGCCTGTCGAGGAGTACTCCGAGAAAATCGGTCATGCCCAGCTTTACATCCCATACAACGAGTCCGAGCACTACACGGCCGGCATCGACACTGCTCTAGGCATCAGCAGGGGGAAGAATGACTTCTCTGTCCTACAAATCATCAATCGTGTCACTGGGGAACAAGTCGCCCTCTTACGGAGCCGTAAGCCCCTCGAGAAGTGGTCTCAGGACGCCCTGACGCTCCTACAACACTATGGCAGCCCTCCAGTAGTCATCGAGCAGCAACCCCAGGGAATGCTCGTCGCCAAGGTGCTCAAGGACGCTAAGTACCCTCGCATTTGGCACAAGGCTAAGGACAACCCTACCTGGCACACATCCAAGCCAAGCAGGGACATGGTACTGAACGACCTGGCAATGGACATCCGAATCCACGACTTGGAGGAGGGACAAGGTATTACCCTCCATGACCAGGAGACCATCAATGAGTGCCTGGGCTTTGCCTATAATGAAGACAAACACAAATTTGAGGCAAGCACAGGCCACGACGACACGGTCATGGCTCTAGCCCTTGCCAACCACCTGCGGAAGGAACGAGCTTTCAGCAGTCAATACGACGACTCGGGGACGCCTTATGTGACAGGTCTGTGGAAGACCTCGAAGAAGGCTAAGACGCCTTGGAGCGATGTAGACTGGAGTGTACGGTAATGTCGAGGACGGCCATCATAGACACAGGGTCATTTCAACTGAACGTCATCACAGCGATGTTCCGGGAACTCCAACGCGACCTACGCGGAAAGGGCTGCGTAAGTGACGACCTCCCTCCCCCCGACGGAATTCATTCTTCGGTAGAACTCGCTACTATTAGAAAGCGGGAATTACAGGTAGAAGCCCGCGACTATTTGGACTCCGAGAACTTCTGCTGGTGGGCGAACGTCATGTCCACGGATGCCGAAACACTGCGAGAAAGGCTGATTCATGGGTAAAGTAGCCCGCACAATTGACGAGGTCATGGAACTCAAAAAGGAGTTGGCGACCACATATGGTGAACTCTGGAAGGACTTCGACAAGGACGAAAAATACTATGACCTTCGGTTCCTGGACGAACTGGGCCTCCCAGACGAATTCAGGAACGACGGCACAGTTCTACCGACGGCTCGTGAAATCGTTGACACTGCTGTTGACCACGTAGCACCGGCGTTCCGTCGTGTCTCGGTTCCTCGCGTGTCGGCGACCTCATCGGCGACTAAACAGGCGACTGCCTTAGCTGACTTCTATAGGGCGTTACTGTCCTACTTCGAGAGAGCCGCCAAGGACAACCCGTTTAGACAGGTTGTCAAGCACCTATTCATGCATGGCATGGGCTGCATGAAAGAGCAATATGACCCGGCTAAAATCCCAATGGAGCCTATTCAAGAAGACGACGAAGAAGACGAAGACTTCAAATTCCGCGAAATGGACTTCAAAGATGCCAAGAGTAGTTTGGTACCTTTCGCGTTAGAAGTTGTTCATCCTCGTGAAATCATGCCCGACCCGTGGAATGACCCACCGGAGTTCTACATACAGACGAGTCGAATCAAAGTAGCCGCTGCCCTACATTACGACCGCTTTGAGCGAGGGTCACTCAAGTTGACTGACGACGTCGACATCGTTGAATACTGGGACGGTGAGCACCGCACACTCATGGTGGACACAACTCCCAAGGTTCAGAATATAGCCAATAAGAACATCCAGCCCATCCTAGCTGGAGACGTCGACGACGAGGAGTTCCACACCCATGGCCTGGGGGGAATGCCCTACACAGTCTACGCGGCCGGCCTGGGTAACGAGAACTCGTCTCACAAACCTGAGTTGAAATACGTGGGCTTATTGCGGTACCTGAGGGGTATGTTGGAGGCCGAGTCCAGGGGCTACTCCATCACGGACATCGTGTTGAAGGGCCAGGCGTTCCCTAACAGGGTGGCGCAGGGTGACAATACCAACCAGATGGAGGACTTCAAGTTCGAGTTCGGCGTAGTCAAGAAACTGCCGCCTGGCGTTACAATCGTCGACATACAGCCTCTGGCACCCGCTGACCAGCTTCGTTCCCACGTCGCGGACACTACGGCCCGTATCGAGCGCAACTCTGCGCCTCGGTCGGTACGTGGCGTCCAAGACCCCGGCATTTCGACTGGCTTCCAGCAGCAGCTTGTACAGAACAAGGCTGCGCTCAAGTACGGCACCGTGGCCGAAGCTTTTCAGAAGATGCTCGAAGACCTCTGCAAAATTGCAGCCCGGAACGTCGAGCGCAAGGTCCAGGGCCGAATTACCCTCATTAAAGAGGCCGAGGAAGACGAGTTCGTTTCCATCTCGAAGCGTACCATTAACGGTCACCATGCCGTCGATGTCAAAATCAATGTCTCTGAGGCTGAGGACGAGCTCCGCAAGAACCAGAACGCAGCCCAATTGGTGGCTGCCAACATCTGGACACGTCGCCATGCCATCAAGAAAATCTCTCCGGACGTTGACCCTAACAAGATGTTTGCTGGCATCATGGCTGAAAATATGATTCTCAGCCCCTTGTTTATGCAGTTCCTGAGCCAACTGGCTGTTCAGAATGTGTCCGAGGAACTGTCCTTTGACCAACTAATTGAACAGGTTGAAGCTGCTGTCACCGCCGCCGGAAGCGCGGGCAATGGCCCCACTCCTGACTTGGGTAGCGAACGAACCGGCTCTGACGCACAAGGTGATAGGTCTGACCAGGCTGACCAGCGGACGCTGGCAGGCCGCAACCAAGGGGTCTAACCATGGCAAAGCATGAGGAAAATCTGGTCAAGATGATTATGGCTGACGTGGTCAAACTCGTGGAGCCTACCATGAAAATCATGACGGACTTAACTGCCCAGGACAGCCGGAAAGCTCTCCTCCGCAAATTCAAGGAGAACTATGCTACATTAGATTTAATGACTATTACCCGAGCACGAAGTGCTTTGGGCCACAAAGAAACCGAAGACAATCCATGCGAGGTGTGTACATTCATCGCCCGCAAGGAAATTAGCCTACAAGACGAAATGAACGAGGACGGAGACCTAGCTTAATGACTCATGAGAATGGGAGACCCCATCCCAAGCCCGCTGGTAAGCCTCCTGGCGCACGAGGCGCCGGTGCGACTACACGCTCAGCTTTGGAGAAAGTCTTCTCAGAAGCCTTCGCACCCGGAATAGAACTTTCCCAGGATTTGGCTTCGGGTACTGATGTTCTTCTCGACTTCTTCGGAGGTCTATTTAGTGGCGACCCCGGCCAGGCGGGTGTAGACAGACTAGGTGTAATTGACCCCGCATCGGCAGACCCTAGTCGGCCTAGAATTCTGCGCAGGCCCCAGGGTGACCCCAGGACAGACCAAGAAGTAATAGACGCGGTCCTTGAGGCTCGGGCACGGGCAGCCGCGTCACGTCCAGAGGGCGCTGCTCCCCCCGAGGCACCAGTCGAGGAAACGTCTGACATACTCAAGGGTGTGTTCGAGGCGACGCAGGCAGCTAATGCTGCACGTCTCGCTGAGGGCAAGAACGTAGTCACCGAGGCCATCCCAGACACGGACGACGTTCTAGTCACAATAATTGACCCCGACACCGGAAGGGTTATTGAACGAACAGTACGTCCTGCAGCCCGCACGGAAGACCCGGCTACGAGTGGACGCGACCCAAGCGACACCATTTTGCAGGCTATTCAGTTGGGACTGCAACAGAGAGGCCAGAACCTAACGCAGGAGACTGCCCTTCGGGCCGAAGCATCGTCAGAGGCTGCTCGTCAAGACGCTCTATTCCAGAACATTCTGTTCAACATGACACCCCAGTCTCGTCTACAAGGCCTGGCCGGACTGTCACGCACTATTCAAGGCGTTGGCGGCGCGACCATCGAAGACTTCCTTGCACAGAGTGAATCCCCAACATTACCGTCGGGTCTCGTTCAGCAAGAACTCGCTCAACAAGGCATCATCAGCGAAGGACGGGCCACGGCGGGCGGACGCTTTGCGGAGGCCACTGGTCTTTCGGTCAAGGAAGTAATTTCTTCGGCTTTAGGGGGTACCTTAGCGGGTACAGAATCCAGTGAGTTCCTTGCCAACATATTCACCGGCCTTGGTACCGAAGGTGAGTTACCCACCGACATTGGGGCAGGCGGCGTTGACTTCCTACCTAACGTTCAGGGTATGCTGGCTCGGGGAGAGATTTCCCCAGGTGAGGCTGAAATCCTCAACTCAGTTCTAAGCGTCGCAGGTTTCGACCCCAACCTTTTGAAGCAGAGGTTCGGCGGTGCCGGCGGACGCGGCGGTGGAACACAGCCCGGTTTCAGAAGTAATGTAATTCGGAGGTAGACCCTTGACCACTCAGAACGACGACCTGTTAGTAGGCCGTCTAGCTGAAAACTTTCGGTCGCAAGCAAGCATTCGAAAGACTGACGCGGAAGCATTTCGTAAAGAGTGGGTTCAGGGCATAGAGGACTCACTCGCCAGTGACCCAACACGGGCCTTCAATCTACTTTCCGCTGTTTCCAGCGTAGTACGAGAAGACCTTACGGGGTTTCACTCCTCCCAGAGGTTTGAGCCCCCGTCACCCATTCCGGCCGAACAGGCCAAAGACTTCCTTGAGGGGCAGGCGGACAAAGCCAGCTTCTTTCGTCGTGGTCTCGCCAAGACTCTTGGCGGTGTCGAATGGTGGCAGCGCAACGTCACCGAGCCCTCGGCAGCTCTGGCTATGGCGACCGCGTTCAACCTTCTCCCTGGCGACCAAGAGTTTGAGAAGAAGATGCGCGAAATCGCTGCGAATCGCGCAGCCGAACAGGGTCTCAACGCCCGTTTTGGTCTGCTCGACCTGGCACAGAACGCAACTGACGCATACCGACAGACCAACACCCCATGGGGTCTCAAGGGCTTCATCGAGTTGGTCTTTGACCCACTAAACCTAATTGGCATCGGTCTGCCCGGCATAGGCGCTCGTATCGCTGGCAAGGCTGGACTTCGTGCGCTCATCAGGCCACTACAAATGGCGAATAAGTTGGACGCCGCACCTGGCGCTGCCATTAACAAGCTGATTACACTTCCCATCAAGGGCGTAAAAATCCCTGCCTCCATGGTGAAGGTCACGGGGGGAATCACAAAGATTCCAGGTCTGACTGCCCTTCCGCCTATCAAGGGGCTGGTAGCCAAGCACTGGACTACACAGGTACGTGAGACCTTCCTACAGTCGCATGCGGCTGTGGGTGAGGCATTCCAGACGGCAGGCATACCATTCGTCGATGGGAGCATAGCGGACACCAAACGCTTCTTTGCCGAGATGAACGCAACTCCATATTCTGGTGGGCCACGTTCACTCTCCAACATCATGAATCACGTCGAGGCAGCCTACCCGGACATCGACGCCCAACTCGTCTTCATGGACAAACTGACGGCACTGAAACCCGAGGACGCGGCATCGACTCTCGCCGGTATAGTTCAAAATGCCGAGCGGACTGCCATCCTAGCTGGACAACGACCCGCCCGCCGGGCAAAGGTACAGAGCATTATCCAGGCCGTCATACGTGACGAACGCCATGCGGCCGGTATAGCGGAGACGTTGGAGAGCATTGTCTACCGCATGGAGCATGTCTACTTGAAGAAGGTCGAGCCCATCCTGGTGCGACCTTGGGCCTTGTCCCACCTAGCTTTTGCGGGCTTCATACCCATGAACTTCATAGAGGACGTTGGTATGGCTGCTGTGGGCGCCGGAGTGAATCCCTTCGGTGTCAACGACAAGATGTTCCAGATTATTTCCCAGGGACTCATAGGTGAAGCAGTCCCTCCGTCCCAGATTCGATTCGCTGGTCAACAGATGGGCAACATCTGGAAGAAGGCCATGGGTATCTACGAAAACGAACCCACAGGAGGGCTGGAAAATATACTGTCCCTTGGTACCGTCAACGCCTTCGTCAAGTCCGGTAGCCAAATGACCGCTGCAATGCAACGAGGCACCTGGACACGGGTATTCCAGAGGGAATATTCACGGGCCTTAAAAGAGGCTGGTGTCGACAACGCGGTCATCAAGGAACTGGAGAACCTCGTTAAGACTGAGCTCCCCTTGGGCATGTCTAAAGACGTTGCCGAGGACGTACAAATCAAGGCCCTCTACGCTCTCACTACCGGAGACGCGAAGTCTTTAGGCGCGTTGCGTGAGTTGACAACGGCGACCTCGTATCTCCAACGACAACAGCAAGAGATTCTGTCTCAGTTCCCTGACCTGCCCCCGGATGCCCGGAGAGCCCTTCGTACCTTCATCGACGAAAACGGGGGCATCAACCGGGACAACATGGAGGACATTGTCAAGGTCACGAAAGAGAAGATGCTGGAGTGGCTTCGGTACACACCCGAGGGCATACGTTCCAGTATGAAGCCTCTCGTCCAAGCTATAGGCGACATCCCCCCGCGAAGCACAGAGGACGCCCTGAATCAGCTTCGACTCGTGCAGCATGCGGCCACGGAAATCAATAAGCTGCCGCAGGAAATCATGGCCTTCGCCAAGCACAAGGCTAAGACCGTGGCTCCTAACAAGCGTGACGGGGTCTGGGCGGAAGCCTTTGCTACCTCTGACCGTCTCGTTGCGGAACTGCGCCTGGACCTCGAGGACGCCATCAAGAAGACGAATAGTCCGAAGTTGAAGGCGCTCATGCAGGACATCGCGCCGGTGTCGGGTGAGTCCATCCAGACTAACATCGACGAAATCTTCGAGAGCTACTCGGAAATAAGCAAGCTCAACCAGACCACGAGGCAGGAACTCAACGAAGCGCGTAATCTGCACTTCAATGACGATACGCCTCGGGACACGCCTTTCTTCGACCAGTGGGATTCCATCACTGACGACATATGGGGTCGCAACCGCATCGAAGTAGGCAAGCTGACCGACAAATCCCGTAAGGGCTGGAACGGTCTATTCGAGAACATTGACTTTCATAGTCGTGCGCCCCAGGAACAGCGGGCATTGAAAATGGGCATCACGTCCATGCTCGGTGAAATCGACGGCGAACTCTCTCAACTAGTCGCAGACATGAAGCTGTGGGAACAGCACTTGCCTTTCGCTTTGCCTGGCACACGCCCGACAGTTGAAAAGAAACTTATTGAAATCAAGAAGCTGGTCGCCGTCAAGGGTGCGGACCGCATCAAGTGGGAGGGGGAGTTAACCAGAATAGACAAGGCTGCTTCCGCCCACCAGAAGCCGTCCATCCTCAAGGAGTATGACAGGGAAATCAATCGGCTCAAGAAGTCCATCCCTCTGGCTAAGAAGCTAGGGGACGACGTCGCTGTACTCGAGGGCAAGCTGGCTGAGCTCCAGACCGAACGCCTGGACACAGTTGCCAACATGCTCCCCGAGCACATGAAAGCTGAGTTCGACCGCATCAAGCGGGCAATGAGCTCATTGGAAACCAGACGGCCTACGTTTGTAAACAACCCGGCCACGCTGCGGTCTATAGACTTCAATCTACGTAAACTGAACGCTGAGATGAAAAGGTTCCTGAAACGCGTCGAATCTGGTGAGGCTCACAAGGAAGCCGCTGCCATTCGCACGGGTGTAGAGGGCGAACGCATAGGAATTGCCAAGGCCATCCTTCGAACTAACGACGGCAAGGTGCCATCAGACATGGCCGACATGGGCCGCGTCTGGGCACAGGGTGTGGAGGCCGGTGCCATCCCTCGCGGTAGTGACGACTTCATCAAGGAAATGCTACTACCGGAGAAGCGGGCTACGCTGTATTCGGACATCGTCGACGCATCAGAACCCGCCGCGCTGAGTCTGCGTGAACAGAAGACTCTACGCGACGCCCAGACCATTGGTGACCTAGAGGGCAACGACACCGTCGTGAGCCTTATTGAGAGGGGATTGTTGTCCCATCCCAAGACGCTCAAGAACGGTCGTCTGCGTGTGCAACTTACTGACGCCGGTGAGACCGCCGTTCGAGAGGTACCCGAGGACATTGACGTACAGGCGATTCAGGAGCTACTGCCTGCATATGAGAGGGAGTTCCAGACTGTCGCTGACGCGCAGATGGGCAACCTCGATGAAATCTTTGACAACATGACAAAGCTGTCCGACAACCCACCGGTCACATCCGACCAGGAGGAATTGCTCGGCAACTACTTCGACCGCCTCAGCAAGGAGTTAGAGCGTCGACCGGAGTACATGGCAGAAGCCGGTAAGGCTCGCGTCATAGCCGGAACGAAGGCCAACTCTGAGTTCCGGAAGTTCTTCATTGACTATGACCAGCGCACCAATGGTGACTTCATCATGCAGAGGTTTATGCCGTTCTGGATGTACGAGTCACGACGTTGGCCGAGGCTCATGAACCTGGCTACGAAGCGCCCCATGCTGGCGAAGCAATTCACTGTCATTGGCGCTGAGTGGGACTACGGGTATGTCCCGCTGCCCTTCGAGGGCTTCGAGGTCAACCCGGCCAAGGGCACCATCGCTGGTGGTCTGCGTCGCACGTTGTCCAGGGACTTCCCGGAACTGCACTCGGGTTACAGGGGGACTGTGGAGGAAGGACTAGACTGGCTTGGCCGGTTTGGTTTCTACTTCGCACCACCCATCACGGCAGCCGTAAACGTACTTCAAGGGGAAATCGCAGGGAACCTCCCCCCGGCGTTCACGAGCTTGCTCTACGCCCTGGGCGCAGTAACCGACTTGCCGGCGGGTATGGAGGAGCTTGCCTTCCAGTCGCGCTATACCAACTTCATAATCGACAACGTCATCGCGGACGAGCTCGGGAAGAATCCCCAGGACGTGCGCCAAGCTGCTGAACAAGGCGACGACGACGCCATAGCAGAGCTATTCATGGCGAAGCGTTCGGCCGCACGGAAGCTCATCGCCATCGGGCAGTTGGGCGTCATACGGTACAAGCCACAAGCCAAGAAAGAATTCCAAGGCAACGTTCAAGACGCCATCGAGACGTTCGTGGGCATAAGCCTCGAAGACCAGAAAGACATGAAACAACTGGGTGTGCCTCTGTCGAGCGTCATACCCGTGTCCGGTTTCCAGCGCAAGGCAATACGTGAGGCTATAGGGGAAGACGAGTACGACCGCTGGATTACATCTTCGTGGTCACTGCGTCCTATTGAGGAGCAACGTGCCCTTCGTACCATCGACGATTTCTGGCAGGCTCATGAGACTATACAAAGCCGCTATGAGCAGGCAGTCATTCTCATGAACGACGCCTGGGAGCGAGGGCAGTTTGGTGGACCGGGAGTTCGTAATCGCCTGCGTGACCTGCAATCCCAGAGGTCATTCGCCTTTGACGCTTTGAAAGCACAGGAGCGGTTCAAGGACATACCCATCACGACTACGGAGCGCATCGAGTGGACGAAGCGGTTTAACAACCCGCCGCCCCTCGTGCATCCTGTTGACGAGGTTCTCGAAGCCTACTACGGCATCAACCCAGCGGACTACCACGACGTAGCCAGCGGGGAGACGCGTTGGGACGAGTTCTATGACGCCCGTGAGCGGGTACTGACCTCATTCGAGGCCCAGGGCAGGGGGATGGAAAGCATCGTCGAGATTGCCCGGAAGTCATTACAGCGTGCAGACACGCCACTGGAGCGTGCGTTGAAAATTGCGTCGCCCAAGATTCGGGAATACTTCGGTGTTCGGACTCAGGTTCTGCGGGCCATCGAGCAGGTCAACCCGGCGGCAGCCGAAGCATACAGGTCGTATCGTCAGGTACTAAACCTGTCCAAGAAGGCCCCGACGGAGGAATCTGAGAAGCGACTTCTAGAGCAAGCTGTCATCATCTCAGCGACCTTCCCCGAGATTACCCTAATTGACATTACAACCCGGCAACAGAGGCAGTTCATGTTGGACAACGACCCGGTTATGGCTGGTGTCTACAAGACGTGGATTTCCTCTCCGTAGCATAAAAATTTCAGACCATCTATTATTGACCTTGAAACACATACACACAGGAGGGCATCATGTCTGAGGACGGAAAACAGGACGATGGTGGAACGACCGAAGGTGAAGGAACAGTCACCAAAGAAGTGATGGACGCGGCAATTGCCGAGGCTGTCAAGACCGCAGTGGCTGAAACTACCACCAACGTGTGGGGTAAGTTCCAGTCTGAGAAGGACAAAGAAGTCGCTGGCATCCGCTCCAAAGCGGAGGAGGCTGTCAAAGGCTTCGCGGACTTACAGGACAGGGAAGAAGCGGCCAAACTAGAGGCCATGACTCCCGAGCAACAGGGCGCGTATTACGCTAAGAAAGCGTATGACCTTGCGAAGAACGCTGGTTCTTCGGACGGTAAGGGCGCCGGTAGCGAGTCTCCGAATCCCATTGGAGGAACGGGCACCGGACAACCCGGCTCTGACTTAGGAGGTTCACCTGCGGGACAGGTGGACGCCAAGGCAATCTTTGAGGCAGGCTTGAAAGACGCGGGCATCGACCCGGAGACTGTAGACCTTGAAAACGGGGTCGCAGGCTTCATCAAGTCGGTGGCAGCCGCGGCTAAGTCCGACGGGAAGACTGACGAGGAGAAAGCAGCGGAGCGCAACGAGCAGAAGGCTAAAGACGACGCGAATAACACTGTCGTTAAAGGTCCAGTCGCTCAAGCGAACCCCGACCTTCTCAAGATGAGCCCGGTGGACATCATCCGAGGCGGAAAGACGGAATCCCCGTGGACGCCTCGTAACTAAACTAAGAAAGGGAAAACATAATGGCAACCGGAGCGCTTAATCTGCTTGACATGGCCCAGGGGTCGAAAGACCAGGTCATGGCTGGCATCATACTCAACTTTGCGCGGCAGTCTACACTGATGCAGAGAATCTCGTTCTCGCCGGTGGACAGCTTGTCCATCAGGGCTTGGAGGTCTAACTCCATTTCCGCTGCGGGCACCAGGAAAATTGGCGAGTCTTACGGCACTGTCCGTGACGGCTTTGAGCCTGTACAGGAAGGTCTCGCTGCACTAGGCGACCAGATTGACATTGACCGACTACTTCGGCTTCCGGGTCAGAACGAACTGGATGCCTGGGCAGAGAACGTAGCGATGGAGTCCGAGCGGACTCGCTACAAGTTTCTCGACCTGTTCATCAACGGCGACACTACCTCCGACCTGGAGGAGTTCGATGGCATCAAGGTTCGCGTGAATGCCGAGGCTGGCAACCAAATAATCCTGGGCGCAGCCACCGATGCACTCGACGTAGGTGCTTCCGACGCTAATAGGCAGTTGTTCCTCGACAAGTGGAACAGGGCCATGTTCGAGACGGGCGCCGACGGCAGACCTGACGTCATAATCACGGGCAAGGACGGATTCTTCACACTGGAGGCCGTCGCAAGGCGCCTGGGTCTGTTGAACACCGCCAAGGACGCATTTGACAGGGACGTCATGCAGTACAAAGGCGTCACCATCGACTACGCCGGAACCAAGGCCGACCAGTCGACCGAAATCATAACGTCGACCGAAGACCCTGGGGACAGCTCCGCCGACAGCACGTCGTTCTACTTCACGAAGTTGGGTCATCCCTACGTTCAGGGCATTCAGCTTCACGAGCCTCAGAAGATTTACGACCAGGTCATCACTGACGGTGTCACGCACCGGACGGTGTTTGAATGGCCCGTGGGTCTGACGATGTTCCACAAGAAGGGCGTCACCGTCGTTCGGAACATCAAGCCTCTTGGCTAATCGAATCATCATCTGAGGGGGAGTGACCCTCCCCCCGGAGTTTAGGAAAGGAACAACAGACAATGGCAGAAGTAGGACGAACTAAGCACAGGGGTGGAATAGTTGACGCTGACCTGGTTCTCAGGGACGGCACTTCCGACCTCACCGCTGACGAGCTTACCCAGGCGTTCACAATGAACAACGGCAATCCGACGCAGCACATTATGGCGCTGTACGTGCTCGTTCCCCAGGTGACGGGCAGCACGACTCTAAAGGTTACGGTGCGTTGCACTACGACCGGCAGAAAAATCGAGGTTACCCACACGGACAACTTCGACAGCGCGACCGCGTACCCATTCCTGGCGTGCATCCCACTGCCCCCGACGCAGGGCACGGCTTGGAACTACGACCTGAACGTGGGCGGTGGCTCCGAGGACTTTGGCGCGGTCGAAGTCTACCTCGGTCTAGTCGACAACGCTGTCGTACCGACGGCGTAAGGAAGGAATAACATGCCTGACTTAGCAACAGGAAAGGTTCTGTCTGACATCGTTCGCGGCGTCAGCCAGGCAAAGAAAGCCGTCATTATGAGCGCGGCCAATAAAATAGACTCCCTCGACCTAACCGAGGTCAAGGTCAACGGGGTCGTCATGAAGCTGACGGGGCTCACCGAGTCTCCGTTGCAGACGGCTGAAGTAACCTTCACGCAGGTGGCTGGTAACAAAGTCCACACGGGCTCTGTCACTCTGCCTGCTGGGTCTACCTTGGTGGACATCATAGTCCATGCCGTCGCGGTATGGGACTCTGGTACGTCCGCCGTCATGAAGGTGGGAGACGTCGCCGACGACGACGCCTACTTTACAGCCATCGACCTCAAGGCCACTGACTTGCTTGCAGGTGAGGGCATCGCCCGAGGTCTGACGGGTGGTCAAGAGGGAGCCGACTGGGGCGGTGGAGAGTCCGCCGGTGACCATTTCGACCGGGCATACCTGGCAACAGCACGGGTAATCAGTGGAATCATAACCGACACGAACGTCTCCGGTGTAGCCGGTAGGACGCGCATGACGGTAGTGTTCTCGCTGCCGACCACGCCAGTCGCTGCCACAGTAGTCTAGGGGTAGACTAATGGGAGCACCAAACATAACTAGCCGGGCTTTTGCTGACGTTGTTGAAGGCGTTAGCAAAGCCCGCAAGGTGGTCGTAACAGACCGGAGAAACAAGGTTGACTCCCTGGACATGACAGCGGTCAAAATCGGGGGGACGACTTTAACTGCCACCGCTACCGAGCTAAACAAGCTCGATGGTGGCGCAGTGACGAACACGGAGCTAAACAAGCTAGCGGGCGCCACTCTGACCACAACGGAACTCAACAAGCTAACCGGCGCCACTCTGTCAACGGCAGAGTTGAACACGCTGACCGGCATCTTGGCTGTTGTCGCGGAACTCAACGAATTGCAGGGAATCACTGAGGCGCCTATACAAACGGCCGAGGTGACCTTCACGCAAGAGGCGGGTAACAAAACACACACAGGAACCGTGACGCTGCCTGCGGGCGCGACGTTGCTTGACATCGTCGTCACCAACCTCGTCTTGTGGGACTCGGGTACGTCCGCGACCATGAAGGTCGGGGATGCAACGACTGACGACGGGTACTTCACCGCTGTAGACTTGAAGGCCACTAACCTGCTCGCGGACGAATCTGTCCGGTTTGGCTACACAGGTGGGCTAGAGGGCGCTGACTTGGACGGCGGCGAAGCTGCCGGTGACCATGTTCGACGGCTCTATGACGCTTCCTCACGGGACATCGTTGGTGTTATTACTGACGTGAATGTCTCCGGGGCGGCAGGACGAACCAGAATGACAGTCGTATTTTCGTTGCCGGGTACGCCGGTCGCCGCGACTGTAACTTAGAGAGGAGTAACCAATGGGCGTAGCAATTGGCCCCAAGCAGGTTGAAGTTGCGGACATTCAGGACGCCATAATCGCCGACGGGAATGGGTCAATTCCCTACATCGTCGAAGTAGCTGTGACAGACGAAGGTTCCAACACCGACCACGATATAACCCTGACGCGGAAGTCCCGTGTCATAGACGTCTGGGTCGTAAAGACTGGCGGCGCAGGTACGGGGAGCAACCGCATCACCGTCAAAGAGACGGCAAACGCCATCACGGACGCCATCGACCATTCAGTCGCGGACAAGGTTGTGATTGGCGTCGGCACCATCGACGATGCCCAGAACGAAATACCGGAAGGAGGTACTTTGCGAGTAACCCTGACAACCGGAACTGGTGACGACTCCTGCAAGGTTTACATCTTGCTGCTTCCCATCAGCTAGAGTCCGAAACCCGAATACTTTGTAACTCTAAGGGGGGAGCCTGTGCGCTTCCCCCTTTTTAGGTAGGAAACCATGCCTGCGAATACACCCGCTGACAGTCGACTTCTTGACCCCGACACGTTCGGGACAACTGTATTCATTAAACGCGGAGACGCACTTGGTACAAGTGAAGGAAGTACTGCTACGCCAGTCAATTGGCGCAATGTCGTCATAGTTGACCAAGACGGCGGCGGTGACTTTACAACTATTCAGGCGGCTATAGACTCTATTACGACCGCTTCGGTCGCCGAAGTATTCACCGTGTATGTTATGGGTGGTAACTACGTCGAAGCCACCATCACTATGAAATCATTTGTCTTCGTACGGGGTATCATAGGCGGGGGGGACTCAACCGGCGTCCTAATTTCGGTAACCAATTCCGCTAGCGGCGCTATAATCGAAGCTGACGATAGCGGATTTCAAGACATCGTAATTAGTGCGTCGTCGTCAGGTGTCAACTGGACACTTGATGTAGACACCGCTCGTATACATTTTAGTATGCACCACACCCGCGTTTTAGGCCGTTCACGTCTTGGGGCAGGTGTCTACATGTCCTGCCATTTTACTGGAACCGTTGACCTAAATGGCTCGGGGGTATTGTCATTACCGACCTTAAATAATTGTCACATTGTCATTACGGGGGGAGGTTCCCTTTCATCGGGAGTGACAGACCACGGTCACATCGTAGGCGGGGCGGTATGGGCTACTCCGAACATCACAAACTCAAACATAAGTCTCGGACCACAGGTTGTCTGCACAGGCGTGGACTTTGTGCTAGACCGGGACGGCCTGTCCACGCGAGACTGGAATTATTCGTGCCGGGGGCTATTCTCGGGCTGTTCCTTTAGCCACTATGACCCGGCTCCAACTAACGCCACTGAAATTGACCCCACTGAAGGGACATACGTAGGTTGTATGTTCAACGGAATAAGTGTACACGCGACTCCGTCCAACGGCCCTATTGCCTTTGCAGGCTCTAGCTGGGACATGTCTGGTCTTACAAACGGCGGCCCATGCTTGAACATCGCCGCGAACACTCACCCGGTCATACTCAGTGGTTCTGTGCTAAGACAGGCAGAGGCCACCGACTCACTAATAGAGACGTCCGTAACCAACGCAATTCTTGAATTAAATGGTAATACCTACCGGGGTACTATTCCCGCCGCGACGGTTGCTAACCTGCGCCTGCGTGGCACTGACGTTCGGTCAGAATTCTTCCCGGTAAACACAATGAATGGAACAGGCGCTGTTGTTGAAAAGGGCGTACACCCTGTCATGGAGCTGAACGTAGCAGCGGAGACTGCCTACGTCATGGCCCGTCTGGCTCCCCCCGCCGACGTTGCACGCATACTGGACGCTCGCTTGGTCGTGTCGGGTGAGTTCGACAAGGCCGAAGACACGTTTACAAACACGACAGGCACAGCCTTAGCCTCCCATACGTCCGATACGGGCGAAGCGTGGACACTTGTGGCGGGTACAGCGACTATTGAGGGCAACAGAACCACTGGAACAGCAGCCGGCATACACACATGGGGCGCTGCTGGGGACACAGGCTTCTTACAAGCCCTTATAAACCATGCGGGTATTGCCAACCTAAAACTTGGACTCCTATTCCGGTACTCCGATGTCAACAACTACTGGCGTGTGGAAATTAAGGAGCGTTCGACTTCTGCCAACATTGACCTGCGTCTGGTAAAAAGGGTAGCGGGCGTTGAAACCACAGTGGCTTCCACCCACGTAGGTGGCGCGAGTTTCAATGGTACCGTCGGTGTGTCCTTCTTCGGAGACGACATCAAGGTCTTCTGTGACACTGGTCTGGAAGACAACGGCCTCGTCTTCGAGGTCACTGACGCGTTCAATAACACGGCCACGGTTGTCGGGTTGTACTTCGGGGGCAGCAGCTCGACTCACTATTTTGACGACTTGGCTTTTTGGCGGGGGGACACGACGCTGGACTTAACTGTGGACACGGACTACGGTCAGGAGGCATCTCCACTCGACGAACTAACCGACTCTTTGACCCTTGCTAACCAAGCTATCGCGCATCGCGTGTTCTCGTACATTGACATACGTGACGCACTCACCGGCGTCAAGCAGGGTTCCATCATCGGACTCAAAGTCACGCTGGACGCACTGGGTACAGTGAACACAGCGTTACATGTACACGGGGTACTTCTGCGTACATTGCCTGCTAGCATTCCGCTACGGGCCACTCAGGTCGCCACAGACGGCACGGAATCACAGCAAATAACCTACAGGTAGAGGTACAATACAGTCATGGCAACTTTAGACGAAGCACGAGTACAACTTAGCAAAGACCTGGGGGACAACCGCGAGGGCACGACCACGTCCATTGGCGCGGGCGACGGCTCAACCATAATTGACCTCATATTTGGTGAGGAGGACGTAGACAGGTTCTTCTTAAACGAGCGGAAGACATCTATCTTCTTGCCGGGTACAGATGAGGAACGTGTGGCCGACCATGTCACAGGGTTGACTGGAACGCCTGTGGACACACTGACTATGCTTCGTGTGTTCGGCGCCCAGGTAGCGAGTGGTGCAGGCTACGAGGTTCACCGTCTCTTTGGTGCGCTAGAGAAGGAAGACGCAATCAACGAGGCCATCGACCTGGTGTGGCCATCCTTGTTCATACCTTCCAGGGCGACCGTCACGACGGTAGCACAGCAGATGGACTACGACGTGAGCGCCGCTGGCTTCTTCCGCAACGTAATCCGTGACCTCAAGATTGTCTCGACAGCGGACACCGAACAAGAGGTACGTCTATTCAACTGGGACAACCGGGTGTCTGACGGCGACGGCGTCGTGAAGCTGCACCTGGGTGAGCAGCCCTTTGATGCTCGCACCCTCGCCATATACGGTCACAAGAAAATGGCCCTTGCCGACTTCACTGCCGGTGAGGACTTGCTGGTGCTAACAGCGCGGGCTGCTGTCTACATGCTGGAGAACGAACTGGCTGTTGGCTTCGTTACCGACACGGCGCTGCTGGAGAGACTGCTACAGCTTAACCAGGGCCGGTTCGCCCAGAGGCTGTTCCACTACAAGCGGTCTGAAATTCCCTGGACAATGACGTCTCAGATGCTCGGGCGTGGTTCCATGTTCAACCAATTCGACGTTTAAGGGGTTTCCATGGCGGAATCTAGCCGCGACTGGCACATCAAAATCAAGTCCAACGATACTCCTGCGGAGGAACGTCGCTTCCGTTTGCTCAAGACAAAAGACGGCGGGCTCCAGTGGCAACGGCGCGAGGAGGCTATAACCCCTCGCATCCAGACTGACGCTGCCTCAATTTCCTTCGAGAGTTCCCCGGCGGAACGGGGTCTAGCTTTCGCGCAGTCCAACTGGGAATGGGGCGACGGCATGCACATATTTACAGGCAACGAGCCGGGCATGTCCCAACGCATCGAGGCGGGCGTCAACTGCGACACCAGTGTCTCCCGACGTATTCGGCATGGCCCGGAACTCATCGCGGTCGGCGCAGGCACCATCAACCGCCATGGCCTCCAGCACATCTACTACGAAGACAAGGTCTACTTGCTCACGAGTACAGAACTGTACTCATGGGATGACACGACACTCGCCACGGAGAACGCGGCTGGTGCGGGCTCATTCAAGCAGTGCGTTGAATACGAGGGCGTCCTTTACATAGCCCGAGGGGGTGCCACAACGTATTCGACTTGGAACGGCACGACACTTGAGGCGGGTGCTACCCCGAATGGTAGTCCGGCGGACCCTGGCGGCGCGAACAAAAAAATCATATTCTTTGCAAAGCAGGGCAACCGGCTGTGGGCCGCCTATGACGACAATACCATCAGTTTCATTAGTGCAGTGGGTGCGTCTGCGTGGGAGGAGGCTATTTCAGTTGGTTCCGGTAAGCCCATCACGAACCTATTCGTAGTGTCGGGGCTGCTGTTTATTGCGACCGAAGAAGACATCTTCGTTCTCGACAGTGCCTTCGTGCCCCATGAAATTGACCAGAATTGGAGAAGCGCACCCTCGTCCAATAACTTCAAGCACGCCGCTACAACCGGGGGACAGGCATGGCTGGCTAACGCCTACTTCCCTGACTTGTTCCGACTTGTCGCTTCGGGCTTCGAGGAGTTCAATATATTGCCCAGCTCCCCCCGATTTAGCAGTCGGCGCCGTCCCGTCAATTTCAAAGACCTCATAAACCTACGTCAACTATTCGGCATCGACACAACATTCGACGCCGTCTACGTGCACATGGAGGTAACGGCGCTGGCTCCGACGGGCGGACTTCCCAAGGGGCACTACGTATTGAAGGGAGTTGACAAGGGCGGCAGCGAAATAGCTTGGACAACGCTTGCACAATTCTCGGCCCCTACCGACACTGTGGGTGAGTCCTTGGGTGTATTGCGTTTGCCAGGGGAGGGCGCAGCGTTCGCCTACATGACTGTTGAGGCGTCAAGTGTGTTTACATGGCGGCGCGTTCCGGTTGAGGACTGGCCCGCAACGTCCGACAGTGCGGACTACGCAACGTCCTGGAGCGTATTTACTCCTTACTTCGACGCGGGACTTCCTACCTGGGACAAGGTCTGGTGGCGTCTGCGTACCATTGTGGAAAAGGTCGGCGCTGGCAGCACAGCGACACTGCAAATTCTAGCCCGCGAAGACGGCGTCAATGTGTTCACGTCAATTGGGACGGTGGCCTCTGGCGAGGACGGGGTGAAAACATTTGCCGTACCTGAGACATTCGTAGGTAAGAAAATTCAACTTGCTTTCACGGGTACGGTCGGCAACTCGAACCTTGACGGGGTTGACCTGTTGTCGTTCTCCCTGGAGGGCATACTAAAACCCGAGAACGTGCCACTGTACGACTTCACGGTCGTCACTACCAATCGGGGGGAGGCCGACTTCCTTAAAGACTTACGTTCAAACTCGGAAGCCATCACATTGACTGACCGCTTCGACTCCGCAAAGTCCGTGTTCGTCATTCCTGGCTTTCCTGTCGAGTTGGAGTTGTTCGACGACATATTGAAGCAGCCTGTACGGGCTTACCACTTCCTCATGCAAGAGAAGCCACCCACGTCATAAATTCGTGACGCGTGGTACATTGGGACTACGAACTAGAAAGGAATTCAAATGGCTAAAGAAGGCATTGCAGTAGCTGTTGGCGCGAAGACAGTTGCCGCAGCGGGTACACCTGAAGCGCTGACGACTCGAGAGATTGAGTGCAGCGCAGTTGTTATTGCCGCCGAGACCACCAATACCGGCGTCATTTACATTGTCGACGAGACGACAGATGGTAACAACTTTCCCACGGATGGCCTAGCTGCGGGGGAGACCATAACCCTCCCAGTCACTGACCCCCGAAAGATTCGCATTGATGCCTCGGTCTCGACTGACGGCGTCAGTTGGCTGGCCGCCTAATGCCACTCAATATTGGTCTGCGCATGGGCATCGCCGCTCGTCTTAGGGGCATAAGCAATATTGGGGGCGATGTTGCTCTCGGTACCGGCGTTTTCCTCCGTCATAGTGTCACGGCGGGCATCACGGCTTCCACGTCCCAGTCCCAGGGGAACGGCGCACTGACGTCCGAAATAAACGAGGTCGACGTAGTCGCGTTCGCTAACGACACAGTGACTTTACCTGCTGCCGTCGCTGGCCGTAAAGTAACCATCATCAACAACGGGGCAAACACCCTACGAATGTACCCTGCGTCTGGTGACAACCTGGGCGCTGGCGTCGATGTCCTGGAAACATTGGCGGCTAACGAGGTTATAGACTTCGTGGCCTATGACGACACTAACTGGCACGTTGAGGCCAGCACCGAGACCTTACACGCCGAAATGTTTGACACAGACAACGGCGTCGACTTTGACATCAACAGCAGTGACGGCGACGACCACGGTTACCGCATTACCACTATGGCCGCCGGCGACCTGGCGGGCTGGACATTTGATGGCGGGGGAGCCAATGCGGCCATAGCTATAGCCTCTATTGCTGATGGCGCCGATTCGGGCGTAGACATTGAGGTAACTACTTCGACGAACCATGGGTACGCTACCGGCGATGTCATTGTCCATACGGACTCAACCAGTCTCGCCAATGCGGCCTATGAGGGGTACTTCATAGTCAAAGCCATTATTTCTGACACTGAGTATGAGGTTGCAGCGGTCTTCGGCATTACTGGTACGGGCTTTACGGCCCAACCAGCGACGCTAAAAGCTAATGTGGGCTCCGGGGGACAGTATTCGGTTAACTGGTGGGCGTCTGCTGCCATCGTGGGAGCGAACGACAACTTCGACTTCTCCATACATGTGCAGACAGTCCACCAGACTAGCACCAACACTCGTCGCTTTTTCTCGGCCAACGACGTGGGTTCCCTAAGCGGCGGGTCGATTATAGCCATTGCAGACGGCGACCAAGTTTCTTTCTCAGTCGCCAACGCGAGCGATGCAGGGAACATAATATTCCGGGACTTCACGCTTGTCCTTACAAGGCTGTAAGCGATGGCCAGCAACGGAATTCAATACGTGGGCGGGGGGGGTGCGACTGTAGATGGTATTACTGTCGTGTCGGGGGGAGACATTACCATTACGCCTCCTGCCAACACCGTCATAGCGTCTGGTATTCTGGCTATCAATGACCTCGGCCACGGCTCTATGACGACCGGGATAGTCATAAATCACAGAACTGCTACCAATCTAGTCTTTGCACTTAAATCTGATTTAGTCGATCACGGACTATCAACGGCTACTTTCGGGGGTAACGACGCCGAAACTGATGATTTCATGTCTTTTGAGATGGCGTCACCGACAGGGGGTGGTTTGACACTAAAGGTACTAGGTACGGCAGCGGCCGGCCCCGTACCATTTTCCGTGCAAGTGTATGGCGGTGTCGCACAAACTACCGACACCCCAAGCAGTCTTGGGCTTATCCACCTATTTGCTGCTGAACATGACGGGTCTAACAACCTTTCTAATGCAAATACAAACGACAACCTGTTTTGTATACAATCGTGGTCAGGAGGGGCCGCCGTAACAAGGTTAATACTCAAGGGTGACGACGGTGAATTACATCTTGGCGTTGCGACTACCGTAGGACTTGACGCTGAGGATGATGTAGCCCTGGTACGGACTATGCAGAAAGAGACTGCGATTAGGGGCATTGTACTTGACAAGTATGATAGGCTCATGTCCCCTATCTATGCGAATTACGAGTCTCTGAAACGGATTGGTGTAGTGGGGGAAAAAGACGAAAAGGGACAATTTCTATTCCGGGTCCAGCCTCGCTTTGCACTGAACGAGGGTGCAATATGGCAGTTACACACTCGACTTGAAGACACCCGAAAAGAGCTTGGGGCAATGAAACTAATACTAGAGGAACGTAATGCAAGACCTTAACATACCGCTGAATGCACGACAATGGGCGCAGGTGACTGAAGCCCTGGCGTCTCTTAATGAGGGTGAGCCCGCGACCCCTGCTCAGGTCGCCTTGTGGGTATGCCGACAGCTTAGGAGCGAAGTCCTACATAATGAGTCCAAGAAGGCCAATAACGCCTCTGACAGGAGCATACGGCAAGCATTGAAGGGAGAGGGATGGTAGACATGGAGGTAAACAAAACACTAGATGCCCGAATTATGGCCGAATTAAATACTGGTATAGAGTCTGACGCACCCGAACCTGGTGTGTCTTTTGCAGTGCAACTTGACGTGTGGTTTCAACTAGACTACGGTCGTGAGGGTATTCGTGTCCAGTACCAACGAATGGTAGCCATGGGGCAAAAGACAGACAACGAGCCTAATTTGAAACCAGTCATTGCCCAGTTTGCCGCTGTCAAGGAAGAAATGGCAGTCGTCGAAGACCTTATGGCCGGCGTCCTCGAGGCCCTTGACAACGACGACGCACGAATTAAAATGCTCGACGGGGTTCACTACATACCCCAGAAGGGCATAACCCTACAAGTACCCGCTGAACTGCGGGCTAGGCTATTAAAGGGTAAGTAATGACCAACCACTTCGAGCGAGCCATGACCCAGGCCCAACAGAACCTAGCCGACAAGGGCTATGACAACGCCGACCTGAAAGACATCACGTTGGTGGGCTTCGCTTACCTGGTGAATGCACAAAAAGAAGCCAGCACCCTGCGTATTAAAGTCGATGGCAAGGGCTGGCTCTCTGCGTCTATTCTCGTTGGTGGCTTGCTCGGAAGCGCGATTCAGGTTGTCCTCTAAATTTCGGTGAGGTTCCCCATACCGAACTTCTTCTTGCTGAACTGGACGTCCTTGTCGTTGACGGCGAAGACATGGGGAATGGTAGTCAACTCGACGTCCATGCGAGCTAGGCAATCCGACGACTTCGTGCAGAAGAAGTTGACCTCCCCCTGTTTGAAGCGGTCGTATTCCGCGTAGCTCATTCGCACTTCCTCACGGTGACCGTTAGTACACTTCATCTGGTACTTAGGCATTGGTGTTCTCCTCGACTGGTTGCATTAGCTCGTTGCAGAGACGGCTAACTGGACACCGCCAACCTCCGTTGTCCACAGCATACTCGAATTCCTCTTGGCTCATGAGCATAGTGACTCTGCCTTCACAGTAAGGACAGACCCACTCGTACTCGTGGTCTGCGCCGGGTTTCTCCCTTGAGTTTGCCGTTTGCGACGGGAAAAGGCGTCTCAGTAGGGGGTAAACGAAAATGCGTTTTAAGGCCCCTGGCTGTCCCGTAGAGCGAAGTGGCTCAGGAACGGCGGTGACAGCGCCTGAAGGGGGAGGCGTATGGTTGGGGTTGTCTATGACAGTCGGGCCATACATTACGGCGATTTCCATGGCCATGGCCGACACCTGAATGGCTTCCTCGTAGATGCGCTCGGGTGACTCGTCGTGGGTAATGGTTTCTTTCAGTTCGTCCCACTCCTCCAGAAGCACACCCAAGGCATGGTGCTTGCTCACAAACCACCCGTGCATTTCGACAGCGCGGTACATTTCCGTGACTACAGCATTGCGTACATCCTGGACGGCTACGTCTCGTAGAACTTTGTCGGTGCTCATGGTTACCTCCTGAAATACAAACACGGGGTTAGTTACTCACTCCAAACACGCCGAAGCGCCTGAGTTTTCGCCAACCCCGCCTAACCTTTGTACCGCCCCGTGTACCTGCCATCGACTCGCGCCCATCGCATGACGCTAAGTGGACTCGTCGTGACTCTCCCCACCATTCGTCGAAAGCCTTGTCCGCGTGGAAACCTTCGTTCACGCCACTCGCTTCCCACCAGGGTTGGGGCAGTGTACTGGCCGGGGAATTCTTCCCAGTTGCCAGTCAGAAGTGTCTTGGTGTCCCCGGACAGACTTCCACTGTTCCTCCTGTTGTTCAGACAGGTGTGCACTTGTGTAACACTACTTAGGGACATGACGGGCTGAGACTTTTGTTATGCTGTTACGCACGACCCGAGAGCCTCTGCCCCGTACTCTTACTCGGGCTTCCTTTAAGGACAAGAAAAGGGAGCCTCTTGTTTTACCTGACAGGCTCCCATCGCCAGGGTGTCTCGACCACGCTTGAGTGCTGGTCAGTGGACACATTTCCCCCCGTCACTACTATATTACCCTTCCTCACCATCTTTGTCAAGTCCGGGTTTCGTCGCCGCCTTAGCTAGTTCGTCAGCGCGTTCGTGCTCGGGTACGCTATTGCGCGGAATCCACTGCACACTGACCTCGTGATTCATGGACGCATCTACGAACTTCTGCCACAGGTCTATGTTGGCCTTTATGTTCCACCCCTCGTTGACGGTGCTGGCGACGTACTGGCTGTCGGTATACACAGTGACCTCAGCCCTGTCCGGCAGTGCGTCCAGCACCTTAATGACGGCGAGCAACTCCATGCGCTGGTTGGTAGGCCCGTCGTCGGGGTAGACGGTCCCGGACTTCTCGTCCTGGACAAAGCCGTCGCTGCTAGGCTTCATGACGTAGGCCCACCCCCCTATGCCTGTCTTCTGTCGCCAGCCGCCATCTGTCCATGCCTGGAAACGGTCGGTACTGTTCATGCGCTTATTGCCTCCCTTCGACTCTTGCCGAGGACTGCCTCGAACCGAGTGAAACCCCGATGGTCAAATACTCCCCCCACCATTGGAACGCGAAGCCTACGGTTCTGCGTAGGACGACGCATGTGCAGGAAGACCGGGTTCAGCGCCTTGTACTGCCTCAACAGGTGAAGCAGAATAAAACGCCGGTGCTTGCGGCCAATGAAGTCCTTGGGCAACTCGGCGGGGGGAGGGCTGCTGTTCAGTTCCCTTCCTGCCTGTTTGCGTTGGGCTCTAGTCGCGGTTTTCATAAGGAAACCTCCCTTCAACCCACTTCGACAGACGCCGCGCGTAGTTCTCGGCACTCTCACCGATGGCATTAAGAACTGCTAAGGGCAGCATAACAGGGAGCAGCGAAAGTCTAATGTAGAAGGTACGCTGTGTGTAAAATTTACGTCGCATTGGCGTTACTCCTCCTCTACGAGGTCGTAGGTTGCGGCAAAAATTTCCGGTTTGCAGGGGTAATACTCCCCGTGAATTCCCCGAATAATCCAGTCTCCCGGACTTGCTAACATAGTGCCTTCGAGGGTGGGTACATTAAAAGCAACGCCGCGTCCTCCACCAATCCAATGGTCACGTACCTGGTCGTTACTCCATGCGCGGATGGCATTCGCGGTGGGGATGGTGCCATCAGTCTGCATGGCCTCGATTACTATTGGTTTTTTACGAAACTTCATGCGGTGTACCTCCTTTCGTCTAGCTCTAGCTCGAACTTGAACGTCACAGGGCGCTTGGAGTTGAAGCCAAAGAACCACTGCGCCGGGTCGCTGTCGTACCCTAGCTGGAGCGCGTATGGGTCGTCCGTGACCATGGTGCCATTCATGAGAATTCTCATGCGGTTCTGGTTGACGTAGAAGCTGTGATGGAAATGCCCGAGCATTGCCAAGTGGAAGGGCTGGCCCTTCGCTGCCTCTATGACCTGGAAACTCTGGAACTTCCGAATGATGGACGAATAGGGTCCGCCTCCAGACGACTTGATGCAGTGACCGTGTCCGTAGGCGAACCTCCAGGGGCCGAACGCTGCGGTCTGGTACGCGTCCTGGTTGGGGTCTTCCGGCGGGAACATTTCGAAGTTGTCATACCCCTCGAAGGTCTTCTCAATGAGCATGCCTCGCACAGCGTCCCAGTTGCTGCCGGTGCTGAACTGCTTGTCAAGGTCTCCGTGGTTGCCCGGCGAACGGTAGACCCGAATGAACGGGAACATCTCAGCCAACTGGAAGTACATCTCCGACATGACAGGCACGGACTGAGCCAACTGCTCGGGCACACCGAACTCGAAGTCCTGCATGCGTCCCTGCCGCCCGGTGTACTCCCCGTGGAGGTTGTCACCCAGGTCGAAAATGTTCAGGCGGTTCAGCGCCTTGCCGGTCTTGCGGTACATCTCGGTCAAGTGAATGACCTTGTCCACAATTTGCTGCGCCCTCTCCGCGTAGACCTTGCTGTTGAACGTCCGGGTGCGGCGCCCACAGTGCATGTCACTCAGAATGAGGTTGGCTTCCTCGTCGTCGGCACCGCTCACTAGGGGAGTGTGGTGCATCCTAGGCAGGCTCGGCATCACCTGACTCACCCGCCCTACCAACTCGTCGAGTGCAGTCGCGGGCTCCGGTGCGTCCTGTTGGGCCGTCTCTACCGCTTGACGGAATGCGCCGCCGTCACGGAACCACGACCGCACGGTTGCTGTGTTGAGGCCAATGGCACGGGATGCTGCCGACAGGCTCATGCCCTGCGCTAGTAAAGGTGCTAGCCTCTGTGCTTGCTCGTCTCTGTCATACTTCACTCTCGACTTCCTCTCTTTCTTCCTTTGTGTTCCAGGCGAATGGGTCGTCGACCTGCTTTAGCTCCCCCCAGGTCTGCCCCACCTTGGCGTCCACCAAGTAGGGGGCATTGTGTCGGGTGTCGAGCATGCCGTCGGTTGTCAGACAGAACGCCTTGAACTCGTCAACGACATCGTCGCGGACTAGGAACAGCAACTCGTCATGAATTTGGGAGACTATGTAGGCCATGCCCTTCCAGAACTTCTCTATGGCCTCGTCACATCGTACCATAGCTTCCTTGACAATCTCGGCAGCGGTACCCTGGACAGGCATATTTTTGGTCTGGTTTTCGGCGCGGCTCTTTATGCGGCCCCACTCAGCGAAAATACCAGGCACATATAAGGGCCTGCCTTCACTGGTCTTGACGTACCCAAAGCGTTCACCATGGCGTTTCTGTGCGTCTTGCCACGGCTTCACGGCCTTGAAGTCGTCGAAGAATCCCTGGACGAGCGCGTCGCCGGTCTCTTGGTCTTTCAGCTTCAACCGGCGCTTTACCGAATATCCTGTTAACCCATACGGTATGCCATAGTTGATGGTCTTGGCAAAGGTACGCTGCCGGTCGTCGTCATGGATGCTCGCAGTATTGAAGAACTGCTGCATCAACAGGGAATCGACACGCATCTGATGGATGTCTTTCTTGTACTTCCCCTTGCGTTTGCGGTCTTCCACGAAAGCGTCCAGCATTACCGGGTCTTTACTGAGGTTGGCTATAACCACCAACTCCAGCAATGAGTAGTCAACGCTGATGAACTTCCACCCATCGGGCGCCACGAACAAATGATGTAGAGGCACTCCCTCGATGCGAGCTACGTTCTGGAGGTTCGGGTCGCTACAGCTAAAACGCCAAGTGACTGTACCTGTCTGGTTGAACGACGGATGCACCCACCCATCACCGGCAATCCAGTGCTCCAGGTAGGTCTTGATGAACTTAGCCTTCTGTGCCAACTCGACGCGAGCCTGAACAACAGCTAGCTGGTCTGGAGTTGCGTTCAGGTATTCCCAGTCGCCGTCCTCACGCTCGTTCTCAGGAATCTTGGCGAGCAGGTCGTCCTTCTTACAGGACAATTGCTTCGACGTCGCTGTCTTCGGGGCCTTCTTCTCCCGGCCCTTCCAGAACCATGCCGCGAAGTCCTTATCCTTCTCCCAGGGGACACCGCTGTTGTTGAGGAACTGACGCTTGGCCTCGATGTCACCCACCATTGAGTCTCGTAGCTCGACCAGGCGATGCTGGTCAATAGGTATGCCCTTGCGCTCCATGCGCCGTATGGACGTCGTGACCTTGCGCTCCAGGTCATAGAGCCCCTCCAGGCCACGCTTCTTTATTTCCGGCCAGAATATGTCGTGCAACACCTTGGTGCCCCAGGCGTCTGAGGCGCAGTAGTCGAGGGCTTCTTCCTCATTGTCCTCGTAGGTTTTCTTCGCGTTAATGACGGACTTGAAGTCCTTCAACGAGTGCCCAGTAAACACCGGCATCAGCTTCTTAAGACCCAACGGGCCGTAGCCCAACAGGTGGGCCTCAATGATGGTGTCATACCACTCAGGTACCTTCCACCCGTCGCGTTCGAGAAACTCTATGTCGAATGAGGCATTGTGGAACACCGGCGTAAAGGGAAACTCCCCCCGTGCTTCAACCGGCACGAAGTCTCGCATGTGCTCAACGTTGCGTACCCACTCGTTGCCGTACCCAATACTCCAGATGTCAATGGCCGGGTCGTGGGATGCCATGCCCTCTTTCCAGGTGGTTTCAAGGTCAACACCAACGACGTCGCCCGCGCTTTCTTGCTCCGCTACCCAGTCCACATAGCGCACCAGGGGGGGAGGCTCCAACTGACCACTCTCTGCGAATAGCTTCATCAGTCTGAGGCTAGTCACAAAGGCTACTAGTTGTCGCGGCCCTTGTTTATTCAGGGACACAGGGTTGACTAGCGGCAGCACAGGGCCGAGGTCGGTCATGTGAATCTTTCCGCTTACGGAATTGATGCCGCCCTTGACGTCGAAAAACTTAGTCACCTTCGGGCCAACGGTGACAATCAGCTTAGGGTCTATGGCAATTATTTCGTCGAATAGGTGGGTTGTGGAGCACGTCCCAATCGCATCAGGATGGAAGTCGTGGAATCCTACTCCGCGAGTGAATCCGGGGAAGCACTTCACCAGTGCCGTGAAGTACACCTTGGACAGGGGCATACCAAGGCGCTGGAGATGCTTCATGATGAAGGCGGTCTCGAAGCCCGCACCCACACGTCCTTCACGGTCGTCAGGCGCTGAGGGATTCTCCGTCACGACAATGATTTCGGCCCGGTCAGTGCCTAGTCCTTGTGCGCGATGGCGGGCTGTGAGCCGCTGTGGGCACGCATTACAGCGTGAGATGGCGTGGTTAACTTGTTGGAGTTTCAACGGCCAACCTCGGTACGAACTTTTGAGCCGTCGGCGTTCAACTCGGTACCACAATACCGACACCAATACTCAGTGAGTTCGGAACTGTAGGTTTCCTTGACCGTGTAGCAGCTTCCGCATCTACCGCAGGGCTTTCCCCAACTGTAGCGGAATGGTTCTTCTCGCATGCCGTCCACTCCTATGTTAATGGCTCCAAAAATGTTGGGCCGAATGGTGGCCTTACTTTGCGAGATTCCGTTCATGAGTCACATCCTCTCTCGCAGTTTTGTGCCAGCGAAAGGGGGAGCGCACGCTCCCCCCTGTTTGGTCTGTGTCCCGTCACTACCAGTTTAGGGCAGAATGATGCCCTTTGTCAACTCGACACCCGCTATCAGGCTCTCGACTCGGTATGTCGCTGCGGCCTGGAACATGACGTGCTCGTTGGGACTAGAGAGTTTACCAGGCGCACGAGCTCGCATGTTGTCTTCAATGCACATGACTATGGGTATGTGCGCCTCCCAAGCCCAGGCAATTTCCATGGCGGTTCCCAACGAACGGGCATCGGAGTCCAGGAAGTTGACGAACAGCACGTCACTGGTGACGCAGTCGTTATAGTCACGTCCCAGGATGCCGGTGGGCGACGTAACGGCTCTCTGTAGGTCGTCACGCGCCGGGTACAGAGCCGAGTCGTGACCCTCTATGGTTGCCAGGCTGGCCAGGAACTGCTTCGTGCGCAGAGGTGAGTATGCAGAGATGCCATAGTCGGCTAGTTCAGCGGCCACACTCAGGCGCCAGTCCTGGGCTTTGTCGTAGTGAAGGCCCGTGATGGGGCCTGCTAGGTAGACTTTACCTTCCATTGTGACACTTCCTTTCTGCTTAACCCATCCGGGGGTTGGTTGCTCCAACAATAGGGGCATGGTTTAAGTAGGGGTGCTTCTCAAGCTTTTGCTTTTGACCCACTTCACTTCCCCCGTTGTTCGACTTTGGCCGGTCGTCGAACTCGGCGAGGTGGGGCCGCATCTGGTAGGTCACCAGGAACACCACGTTGCACAACGCGTGGGCCATATGCAGTTCCCCGGACTCGGGGTCTAGGTCTTCGCCGCTCTCGAAGGCTACCAGGTGACGCATCAGGGACGCATACACCCGCTGCCAGGACATGCCGCCTTCCCAGTTGCGGTCGCTGTACTTCTCAGCGCCTGACGTGAGAATGGTGGCAAGAGCCTTCATCGCTTCCGTGGGTATGAGGTCGTACCTCAGCTTGCCCTTGTCAAACTTGAAGCCCGCCGTGTCGCCGAAGCTGTCACCCACACCGGCGCCATGAAACTCTATTGCGTTCAGGGGGTTGAGAAATTTCTGTCGTACGAAGACGTCTGCCGCCGAGTCGGGTTTCTCCTTCTCTACGGCCTCCTGGACTGCCTTGTCAAAGGCGTCGGCATCAAGCTGTTCCTCGGTCGGCAATGGGATGCTGGCTTCCCCCGGCAGGTCGTGTTTCTCAGGCGGGCACTCCGAATGAAAGTCCCGAAGGTCTCGTTCTCCCCCCGACCCAAGGCCGGACTGACTTGCGACCTCTTCGTTGAGTAACCGCTGCTGGGTCTCGTCAGTGACTCTGCCAGGCTGTGCCTGTTCGGTCACGTCACGCCCGAGAACGTACTGTGACTCCTCCATCTCCTGGTAGTCGAGCCGACGTCGTTCCATTTCGGCGTCAACCTCCTGGGGGTCAGTAGTTTCCGACTGTTCGTTCATGTATGGCTCCCCTTTCTTCGTCTGTTAGACAGGTCCACTGGTTAAACTGTCCCAGAATGTCGGCACGGCGCATAGAGAAACCCTTCCGCGCATACTTAATGGCGCGGCCCATTGTGAGCACTGGGTCTATTTCATTGGTGGGCACTATGAGTTTCTGCTCGGCGCTGTTCTTGGCGTGCTCGTAGTAGTAGGCCCTCAAGTCAGGGCTGTTCTCCAGGGCAACGAGGGCGAACTGCTCACAGGTGAGGCCGAAGATGCTTATGACGTCAGTAGGCGTACCACTCGTTCCGCCCTCAGCTTTGAAGGGGTAGACCAACTGAACCGGCGGAGCCCATGTGTCTGTGGTCATGTACTTCAGCGACCCGTTGGGGTTCTCCTCGGTCACTTCGTAGCCCTGGTGAAGCACCAGGGCCTGGGCCTTCTCCCAGTCGGCCTCGTCGAACAGGAAAAAGTCGTAGTCCTCGGCCTTGACCATGTCCGGGAAGATAATGTACCTCGCCATACCGCCTGCCAGGAACGCGACGTCTTTCAACATGCGTATGAGCAGCAACGTATGGTCGGACATGCGGTTGTAGCCGTCATGGCCGTCAGTCCCTATGACATGCGACCTTATGTTACTCATTCAAGACCTCCTTAAAATTCACTAGACCCTTGGCGCCCACGCCAAAGCCGCCCTTAGCTATGTCGTCAGCATGGCCCGACAGGGCCGCTTCAATGACTGCCCCGAGCGTGCCATACTCAGCTATGAGGGCAACCGCTGCCTTCTCGGACAGCCGAGGCCACAGTTGCAAGAGCCGGGCAACCGGCGGGTACACGTTGCGTGCCTCGGGTTGGACACGACGAATTTGATGGCCAATTCTGGTAGGCCAACCACGACGAGCTCGGTCTACCAAGGCCGCCAATATGCTCGCCGTTCCTCGCAAGTCCGCCGTGTGCAGTATTTCAATTCCAGCGGTGCTTGCTGAGATTTGCGCGTGTGACAGGCTGTCGATGTGAACATTCGTGGTCCACGTCGCCTTCATGAAAGTCGAACTCACGCGCTTCATGTAAGACACCTTGTGCTCCGCGCCCGCCCATGCGCCCTCCACTATGAAGAAGATGCGACTGGGACGGGGGGAGGAACCATCCACTCGGCGCTCCGAAATTGAGCGTTCCCTGACGAATAGCGGGTCAGTTAGAATCTTCTGAATCTCGTCAGAGAAGTGCCCGGACATTAGACTGTCAGCTAGGTCACTGGCCTTGCGGGTGACGAAGTGGGTAACATCCTGGTCGTCCCACAGTAGGTAGTCACCCGCTGTGTAGGTTACGACATCATAAGAAACCCCGTCGTAAGCATCCAACAGTGGGCGGATGTCCTGACGGGGCTTCTTCTCCCCAACGACTTGCTGTCCTATTGGTTCCCGAGAGTCTATGCCGAGGTTATGCCTTTGGCTTGGACTTTTTAGCTGCGGCTGGGGGCTCTGGGACTGGTCCATAGAGTTCCTCGTCAATTTCTCTGTGATGTGCTCGGAGACCCGCTATAAGCCCCAAGTCCGTGACAATCTCGTCCTTCTTCAATGGGTAACCCCGGTCTTTCCCTTCGCCGCCTCCCATGTCGGTGCGCCAGCACCAGTCTTCGCCCACCTTGTAGAGGAAGCAAACGGTGTTGTGTCTGTTCACATGCAGCTTCTCTCCCGCTGGCTTGGCGTTGATGAATAGGTAGTCTTTGAACCGGGGGTTCTTCTTGTCGAAGTCCGACAAGTCCTCGGCGCTGGTTGTGGTTAACACATTGAACGTGCCGTTGATGATGGCCGCGTCGTACACGTCGTCGTTGTGCATTTCCTTAATCCAGCCCCAGTCCTGGTCTATACTAAGACCTCCCCCCGCCGTCTCGCTGCGACGTATGTTCTTCATCGTCTCTTTGTCTTCCTCGGCTACGCTGTCTTCGTCGATTTGGTCGGCGATGCGAGCCTCAGCCTTGGCCCGGAGGTCAAGACCGTGGAGGGCGTGCGACTTGTTGTAGACCCTGCGGCTGTACTCCGACTGGGCGAAGTCCCACATTTTACCGGCTTCCTCGAAGACGAGCCAGTCACCGATGCCAAGCCACTCGAAAGCCATTTCCATTGCTTCCTCGATGTCCGACCATTCCTTGATGAGGTAATACTGGACGTTCTTCGGGGGCTTGCGCCCGAAGACTTCCCGTAGGGCCTTGGCTAGGCCGTTGCCTCGGTCGAGAATGACTACGTTATTGCCCATCTCTTGGCAGTCCTGAATGAGACGCACGACGCTCATAGACTTGCCGTCGCCCTGCTTGGCGAACGCGAGAACGACCTCCCTTTCGGCCATGTCCATTAACTCTGAAATGTCCACTCCTACCCTCCTGTTTTGATTGCGATTACGACTAAGGCAATGATACTAACCGCGATGCTGACTACAGTAAGAATTGTAACACCAAAGACTACACCGGCGAAAATTCTAACTACTGTGTCTTCTTTCACAATAACTCCTTTAATGCTTCGTCAGGTGCCTTGAGTTGCACCGTCTCCCAGTACCGGAGGTTGAGGAGAAGTTGCTCACCGTAGTCGCCGAACTGAATTTTGCGCCCCATGTTCTCGAAGCGCCAGTACGGGACTGTGTACTCCACGTCGGTTTCCATGTCAACCACGCGAATGGTCTCAGCCTTTCCTTTAAGGGCCTTAAAAACCACCAGGTCAAGGGCCCAACCGGGGCCGGGTCTGCCACGAAAGCGGTGTAAGCTACCCAACACAGCCCGGTGAAATGTGTCACCGTCGAGCACACCTATGACCTGGTCAGTTCCAGGGAGGAGCACTCTCTGGCCCTGGAACGGGTAGTCGACGCCTCTTGTCATGTCTTCTTCTTCCGGGGCTTGCGCTTGCTAGCCCACTCCTGCTTCAACCGCTGGACGGCGGGAAGCTGACCGGGACACTGCTCGCTTATGTGGGGACACCAGTAGCAATTTAAGTCACTCATGCGAGTGTCAATGCCCGGAAGCTGTCGCTTCTCGAAGGCGTTCCATAGCTGCGCCCCTCTACGCTTAGCTAGGGCCAGCCCCTCCTTCACTTCGCGGTCGCTGTACACAACGGTAAAGGAGCGAAAGTCCCTTTGAAACAAGAAGTAGACCAAGAAAACCGCAGTGCGCACCCCAAAGACAGCACAGTAGGCACGGGTGCGAACTAGCCATTCCTCTTGTTCCTGCAACGCCTTGACGTCGAAGTCCTTCATAGACCTCCCAGTTGTTTTGAATTCAAGGACAAGGCCTCTCTCCTCGTCGAACCCGTCCCGTGAGAATATGAGGGGTCTACCCTTGTCGTCCTCTATGGTTATACCTGGGGGTTCTTCGCCGAGGAACCATTCTTGAATCGCGAATCCAGCAGAGAACTTTACTACCTCCCCCCGCGTTAAGGGCTTCTTCGTCGCCTCGTCCCTGTCAAGGTAAGTACGCCGGAGACAACCAAAGAAGTCACTAGCATGAACCTCATCCCAGTCTCGGTCCGACAACTTATTGGTACGGAGTTCCTGAATGACACGTTCCGCGTGGGTAGGTTCCTCGTAAATCCTCATACTTTTACCTTTGCTGCGTAGTAACGATTCCGTATACATGTCTTGCACACACGTCTTTGTCGTGGGACGGCATAAACGTATGTGTTTTCCGGTGTGAACTCGTGACCGTGTATGCAGTGCGTCGCACCTACATTTTGGTTGTTGCGTCCGTTATTACCCCGTCGGACGTTTTCTGCGTGTGTTACAATTTCGAGATGAAGTGGGTTCACACAGTTGCGCGTTCGACACAAATGGTCGGTGTCCATACCTCTTTCCGGCCAACAACCATACTCAATAAAATAGGCCATTCGATGGGCGAGTACTAACGTCCCTTTAGTACCTTCACTTAATCGGAACCTTCCGTACCCACCCATACGGCCGCTACCCGTTGCGCCCGTCCAAAACCAACAGCTACCCGGCACGAACTGAACGTGCCGGAAGTAGCGGTTGATGTCTGCGTCCGTGACTTCCACGTTACTTAGCTGCGCAACCAGGTCGCGTAGTCGTTTGCCCGAGACTTCGCGCTGTAGCCACTAAAGACTGCCTTCCGAAGCGCAGGCCCAAGGACTATATAGACGCCTGTCTCTTTCTCTGCCTTCGTGACTCGAACCATGCCCTCACCTCTTTCTACTTAGGGTTGAGTGTTACTCGGCAGCCAGGGTGGCGGCTTTGGCCTTAGCTGCGGCACGCTTCTCGGCTGTCGTCGGGGGCTTGGTCTCCTCAAGTGGGGGCGTGTCGACCTCAACCTCAGACTCAGGCTCCTCGCCACTGTCAGCCCCGTCGTCGTCGTTAGGCTGCTCGGTCTCCAAGGGCACGCCAACGCCGGATGCGTAGATGCCGTCCGCGAAGGTGATGCGACCTTGGGCTACTGCTTCGTCGAGCACAGGTTCGATACCGCCCACCCGAATGATGATGGTACGGTTGGCGCTAGTGGTCATGACCAGGGCCTTCACCTGTGACTTGTCCAGACCGTCGGTCTCGTTGGCAAGGGCCTCGGTCACCAAGACCAGGGCTTCCTCACTGATTTCCTTCTTGAGGTTCCTCTGCACGGTTGCAAGGGACTCCTGAGACGTGGCCTGTACGCCGTAGACGGACTCCTGGATGTCACCTTCCTCGACGAACGCGACAGGGACAAAGGCTAGACCTGGGGAGATTTTGGAGTTCCCCTCGATGATGACCCGCTTCTCGAAGCGAATCATTTTGTTGTCTCCGTCCTCGCTGGTGGCAACGATGAAAGGCTCGAACAGCCCACGGCCATCGTCTTCCATAATCTTGGGGTCGTCGTCGTTCTCGAAGAATCCCGCCTCGACACCGAACGAAATCCAGATGGCGCAGGTCTTAGCCCATTTGGAGTTGGCTTCGTCGGACTCGTTGAGGTAGTCCGTCAGGCGGTTATTGTCCAGCGTCGTGACCTTGCCGGCCTTCTCGATGTGGACGTCGGTGTAAAGGAACAACGACTGGGTGCCCCCGAACTTGGCGTTAGGCTGGTCACCGTTGTACTCGGCCAACCGGGCAACAATCTGTTGAATGCCTCGGATGCCACCGGTCGTTAGACCCTTGGGGTTTGTAACGGGCATTGGTCAATCCTTTCACTCATTAATGTGTTGTTAAAGGGAGAAACTTACCTTATGCATACTTCCATTCACCACTATATTACCAGGTCTGCGGGGGGAGGTCAACTACTTAGGTCACTTCCTCCAGCTTGTCGAGTTCGTCTACCAAACAGGCGTAGAAGTCGCCGTCTGTGCTCACTGCACCCATCCAGGTCAGTTGCTTAATGGCGCCCTGAATCTGGCCGGGTGACATCTTGTGATTCAACAGCTTGTACAACTGCCGCTTGGTGTCGTACCCTTCCGCGATGGCGGTGAACACCTGCTTCTCTTTGTCCTCAAATGCAGGTATGAGTTTGACAATGCTCTCATACATGTACTCGCCCCAGTCCACGGCCATTTCCAGGGTCGCGTCCGTAATGTAAGGCTCGTTGTTCCACGCCGACATAATGAGTGCTGTTTTCCACACCTTCTCAGGCACACGCTGTGCGAGGGTACGTAGGACTGGGCTCGACGACCGTTGGCGCTCGTCAAACTTCGTGTACCAGTCAACCCACATGTCCTTACACGCGTCCGTCGGGTACAGTTCACCCTCGGGAAGGGCTAGCATTGTCCAGTCCAGGGTATGGTTCGGCTGTCCAGGCCACGCCAACGTCGGTCGTTCGTCACCGAGCACGAAGGTTAACCTGTTACCTAGCCCACCTAGCATGTCCGACATGCTCACGGTCTGTTGAATCCACTCGCTCGTGGAGGCCGACAAAATGGACAGGTAGGGCTCGTACACCGTCAGTGGGTTCTGCTTCGTCGTGTTGGACGCACTGATCGGACAGTCATATAACTCCGTGAGGCGCTGGTGAATGTCCCGGCCAAAGTCCATCTTGGTTTTCTGTGCCATACTGGAGAACTCATCGAGCCACACGAGGACGTGGCCCCCCTGTTCTGACATCATCTGTAGCAGCCCCTGCTGTGTGGTCACCGTGCGGATGGGGGGAGTGAACTCCATCAACTCTGCGATGGCGTCGTAACCCAGGGCCATGGCTGTGGACTTACGACCCTGTGCCGATGGCCCAACGAGTAACATGTACCAGTTGGGGAACATCTGCCGGGGGAAACGCATCCACACCCGGCGACCTAGCATGTGACCTGACAACGTCAACCAGACGCCGAACAGGTAGCACAGGGGGTAGCTCGATGCGTCCTTGAGACCGTCCGCAAATTCTTTCGCGGCCCAGTGCCAACCGGAACGCCGGAACGTGTAGTCCATGTTACCCCTTTCCGAGTGCGACTAACTCCAGGTGCACGATGCAATAGCTGGTCCCTAACCAGAAACCGTCAGCTAACTCTTTACAGATGTGGGCGGGTTGGGTTTCAGTGGCTTTGCTCTGTTGCTTTGTGCTATATACCGCTGGTATAACCTGTGCGCATATGGTAGTCATTCTTCTTTATTACCTCCTTTCGGGCGTGCCGGGTAGACAGTGTCCTCGAGGTACCCGGTGTCCCAAGGTAGGACTTCCAGCATGGCGTCCTTGTGCTCTGTGTAAAGTTCCTCCAGTGCGGCCGGCGAACAGAAGCCCGCCGTCACAAGCTGCACGGCACGCAGTAACATGTTGTTGAATAGGTCGACCCATCCGTCCATGTCGAAGGCCAATGCGCCGGCGGGTGCGTGCTCCCAGGTGTTGTGGAGAAGGGTCGCCTTCAACTCAGTAATGACAAGCGCCTGCGCAAGGCGTGCACTCCGGGCGTTGCCAGGGAAGCGCGTCCAATGTGTGATGTTCTTCGGGGTGATGCGGTCGGTGACAGCCCTGTTTAGCTTGAGTAACGCACTGAACCTGGACTCGTCGAAGTGGTCGCTGTGTTGTTCCATGTCTACCTCCCTTAGAGAACTTTGCTCCGGTGAATTTTTGCCCAGGCTTTCTTGTAGTCAATGTTGGCGTTCCTTACTACTGTAGCAGCCTCCTCCAGTTCTTGCAACTTACCCAACTTCTCAGCCTCACGCTCACTGATGAACGCCTTCGAGGACAGTTGTTGAGAGTGGATGTAGGCTAGACGCTTTGTCTTGTACCCCAGCATCGCTGTGATAACAGTCGCCGAGCACTTAATGAGGGTGTCCAACTGGGGTGGATTGCGTTCAATTGTACGTCGCATGACATAATACCTATGTAGGAAAAAAGTTTCCTACTTTACCACTTATAGTTAAAGGCTCGAAAATCGGGTTTTAGTCTCCACCGGCGTTGCGGGGTCTAAGTTGGAAATTTATTTCCAAAAGGTGTGAAATTTACCTATGTGTTATTATTCCCTAATCAGTGAATAATATAACAAT